TGTTTTATTTGATCAGGCAGGAGGTAATGTTGTTGAAGCTAAAAAGTTAGCAGGTTATTCAGAAAACAATTCTACTACAGAGATTGTAAAATCTTTGAAAGAAGAGATTGTAGAGATAACTCAGTTGTACATGGCTAGAAATGCACCAGTAGCTGCCATGTCGTTAGTAGACGGCATGGTAGAACCTACTCAGTTAGGATTAAGAGATAAATTAGTGGCAGCAAAAGATTTGTTAGATAGAGTAGGATTAGTTAAAACTGAAAAATTGCAAGTAGAAGCTTCAAATGGTTTAATGATACTCCCCCCTAAAGATCGAGATGATAATGAGGAGAGTTGATAATGCGAGACAAATTACCGCAGATTGGTTTATGGATATTACCACAACCAAAAGAAGCTTATGATACACAAGAGTTTTTGCCAATTCCTAACCTTAAAAACTCTAAAGTTGCCCCTTTTGGGTATAAAATAAATGACGAAGATAGATCTGTCTTTGATCCTATTCCAGAAGAGCTACAAGCTTTGGAAAAGGCAAAACAATATCTTAAGCAGTATTCCTCTAGGAAGGTAGCTGCTTGGTTAACTAATGTTACAGGTAGGTCTATTACGCATATGGGACTATTGAAACGAGTAAAAGATGAAGGACGAAACAACCGCAAAGCTCAAATATTTAGGCAGTGGGCCAGAAGGCTCGAAAAAGCCCTCAAACTTGCGGAAAAGTACGAGAAAACCAAAGGTTACAGGCAAGAAAAGAATCTCGAAGCCCAAGCCGAAGGTGCTAGAAAAGTCTGCTAAAGAAGAAATAGACTTAAGTGAGCAGAATGTAGTATTTAAACCTAATGTAGGACCTCAAACTAAGTTTCTTGCAGCAGGTGAAAGAGAAGTTTTGTATGGTGGTGCAGCAGGTGGTGGTAAATCGTATGCTATGTTAGCAGATCCACTACGATATATGGGGCATCCCCAGTTTAGTGGGTTGTTATTGCGACATACTACAGAGGAATTGAGAGAACTTATCTGGAAAAGTCAGGAAATGTACCCCCAGATATACCCAGGCATTAAGTGGTCAGAGAGAAAAATGCAGTGGGTAGCACCAAATGGGGCTAGATTATGGTTTTCTTATTTAGATAGGGACGAAGATGTACTAAGGTATCAGGGTTTGGCATTTAGTTGGGTAGGCTTTGACGAATTAACACAATGGGCAACACCTTTTGCATGGGATTATATGAGATCCCGACTACGAAGTACCGCAAAAGACTTGCCTATTTATGCTAGGGCAACAACAAACCCAGGTGGCCCAGGTCATGCATGGGTAAAAAAGATGTTTATTGACCCTGCACCTGCAGGAGAAGCCTTTTGGGCTACAAATATAGAGACAGGAGAGGAATTAACCTATCCTAAAGGACATAGTAAAGAGGGTGAACCCCTGTTTAAAAGAAGGTTCATACCTGCATCGTTGCAGGATAACCCATTTCTTGCAGAACAAGGCGATTATGAAACAATGCTGTTGTCTTTACCAGAGAATCAAAGAAGACAATTGCTTGAAGGGAACTGGGATGTAGCAGAGGGTGCAGCATTTCCAGAATTTAACAGAGAAATACATGTAATAGATCAGTTTGATGTACCTAGAAACTGGGTAAAGTTTAGGGCATGTGATTATGGATATGGAAGTTTTTCTGCTGTAATATGGTTTGCAGTATCGCCATCAGAGCAGCTAATTGTATACAGAGAATTGTATGTAAAAAAGGTATTAGCTAAAGATTTAGCACATATGGTACTAAAAGCAGAAGAAGGAGATGGCACAATACGTTGTGGAATACTTGATTCATCGTGTTGGCATAAAAGAGGAGATACAGGGCCATCACTTGCAGAGACTATGATTATGGAGGGGTGTAGATGGAGGCCATCAGATAGAAGTGGTGGTAGTCGTGTAGCAGGTAAAAACGAGATACACAGTAGATTGCAGGTAGATGAGTTTACAGAAGAGCCAAGATTAGTTATAACTAGTAACTGTACAAACTTAATTGCACAGCTACCTATTATACCTTTGGATAAAAGAAACCCAGAGGACATAGATACTAAATCAGAGGATCATTTGTACGATGCTTTACGGTATGGAGTAATGAGTAGACCTAGATCAAACTTATGGGACTACAATCCTACAACAGCAAAAGAATCTAGCTTTACACCATCAGATCCTGTAATGGGATATTAAGGATAATAATGGAAGAATATACAGAAGATAAACAATTTGCTTTAGACGATAAAGAAAAAGATGCATTCCAAGAAGAAAAAGTAGTTGATTCTATGATTACCTACGTTATGGATAGGTATACTAGAGCAGAAGATTCTAGAAGAATAGATGAAGAAAGATGGTTAAGAGCATATAGAAACTATAGAGGTATATATGGGCCAGATGTTCAGTTTACTGAAACAGAAAAAAGCCGTGTGTTTATTAAGGTAACTAAGACAAAAGTTTTAGCAGCCTATAATCAAATTACAGATGTGTTGTTTTCTAACAATACATTTCCAATAAGTATAGAACCTAGTGTTCTTCCAGAAGGTGTGGCAGATGCAGTACACTTTGACCCAAAAGCACCTAAAGAAGTTACTGACCCTAAAGTAATGCCATTAATAAAATCAATGGAAAGTTTATATGGGTTTTCTGGAGATGGGAAAAAATTACCGCCTGGGGCTACTATATATTCTTTAATGGATAGGCTAGGCCCGTTAAAAGAGTCACTATCAAAAATGCCCAACTTGAAAGAAGGCCCAGGGGTCACACCTAGTGCTATAACATTTTTTCCTGCACAAGTTGCTGCCAAAAGAATGGAAAAGAAAATCATGGATCAGCTTGATGAGAGTAATGCATCTAAGCAGTTACGATCTACAGCATTTGAAATGGCATTGTTTGGCACAGGTGTAATGAAAGGCCCGTTTGCAACAGACAAAGAATATCCTAGTTGGGATGATAGTGGTGAGTATAATCCAACAATAAAAACTGTGCCATCCACATCGCATGTAAGTGTTTGGAATTTTTATCCAGACCCTGATGCTAACAACATGGATGAAGCAGAGTATATTGTTGAAAGACATAAATTAAGTCGTTCTCAAATGAGAGCACTAAAGAAAAGACCATTCTTTAGAACGAATG